CCTCCCAGACCGGCGGCAACGGCCCCATCAGCATCACCATCCATAACACCGTCGAGGTCCACGGAGCCGGCGACGACAACCTCGAAAAACAGATCCGGGACGCCCTCTCCCGCTCCACCGCCGACCAGGTCAAGCTCGTCGAGCGCCGGCTCGTCGACCAACTCCGGGCGTTTGGAATCTGACCTCCCTTTTTATCTCGCCGCCCCGACCTCCTACTCATGCCCGACCAGTCCGTCCTCATCGGCGGTCACGAGTTCAGGGCGATCCAGGTCATCAACCTCACCAAAGACGCCGACATCCCCGAGCACCGCGTCGAGGACCAGTTCAACGTCGCGGACCACATCACCCTCAACCCCGTCGAACTCAAGTTTGAGCTGCAGCTCAGCGTCCCCGACGGCGAGGTCGAGACCCTTGACGCCCTCTACACCGCCCGCCAGCTCGTCGACGTCACCTCCCGCCTGGGTCACTACACCGACATGGCCGTCAAACAACCAACGTACAGGGACAGCGATAGCGACAACATCGTCTACGCCACCCTCACGCTCAAACAGGTCCGGAAAGCCACTGCCAAAACCGTCCGGGTCGCCCTCCCGGTCCCTGTCGACACCGGCGCGGAACCCCCAAAACCCGGTAGTTGGTACACCCCGCCCGAGAAGCCCGTCGCCAGCGAGCCTACTAAAAAGGAGGGCAGCTGGCTTGACGGCATCGTCAACTGGGTCGGCGGTCTCTTCGGCGGTCTCTTCGGAGGTGGCAAATAATGGTCCGCGTCCTCCCGTTCGATAAGGTCCTCGGCTACCCACAGCGGCAGCGGGTTCTCATCAACCAGGTGCAGTACGACCTCATTTACCGGTGGAACCACACCGGCGGGTTCTGCGTCCTGACCGTCCTCCGGAGCACCGACGAGCGTGTCATCTGGCGGGGCAAGCTCGTCCGGCTCCATGGCTACGAGGTCCGCGACCCGGACACCCGGGCGCTCCTCTGGACCTTCATGCCCTACCAGGTCGATACCACGACGGCGGAGGTGTGGGTTTTCTATGACTGAACTCTGGGACCGCTACTACGCCTTCCAGACCGGCGACCTCCAGATCACCATCGACGAGCTCGATATCGAATTCATCGTCGAGGGTAGCAACAGCACCGAGGCAGACCGGGCCGAGATCGGGATCTGGAACCTCTCCGACGCCACCAAGGCCCGCATCAAAAAAGGCGAGACCGCCCAGCTCACCGCCGGCTACCGGGCAGACTATGGCGTCATCTTCTTCGGCACCATCGACCGCGTCTACGACTCCCGGCAGGGCGCCGACGTCAAGACCGTCGTCACCCTCCAGGACGGCGTCCGGAACCTCTTCTTCGGGTCCCGTGTCGTCCGGCAGTATCCCGCCGGCGCCGCACTCGTCACCGTCATCAGGGACCAGTTCGCCGCCGCCGGGATCCCCGTCGGCACCGTCGACGACCCCGGGATAACGCTCTCAAAGCCCTACACCTTCGCCGGCACCCCGCAGGAGAACCTGGACGACTGCCTGGACATCGTCAACGGAGACGAGGCCATCGGGACCGCAGCGGCCGGCGGGGAGAACCTCACTGGCCTCATCAAGCGGCAGATTGCTACCCAGGGCTGGACCTACTTCGTCAGTGCCGGTGCCGGCTACTTCGTCCGGCAGGCCCACAGCGAGACCGATGCTGTCCTCCTCTCCTCCGAGACCGGGCTCCTCGAGGTCGTCCCGCAGGATGACGACCAGGAAGGCGAGGCGTACACCGTGAGGTGCATCCTCAACTGGAAGATCAAGGCCGACTCCCTCGTCCGGCTCGATTCTCGCGTCGTCCAGGGCGACTTCAAGGTCAGGTCCTTCACCCACCGCCTCGCCGGCGACGACTACAGCACCGAGTGCGAGGTGGTCCCAGTATGAACCTCGGCCAGGCTATCCTCGCCGCCGCCACCCGGGCCGTCGACCGCGTCAACACCTGCCGGGTAGGGGTCCTCACCCAGGTCGACCTGCCCCGGCTGCGGTGCAACGTCCTCCTCAAAGGACTCCTGCAGGGCCAGCAGGTCGAGCTCTTCGAGGTCCCGATCGCCGTCCAGACCTACCACGGCTCGGCCCTCATCGTCGCTCCGAAGGTGGGCGATATCGTCCTCGTCGCGTTCACAAAGCAGGACCTCGAGCAGCAGCTCCTAAACCGCGACGTCGTCCCGGTCAATGAGCGCCACCAGTTCAGCCTCAACAACGCCGTCGTCATCGCCGGCCTCTACACCCTCGCCGACACCCCGCCCGCCGTCGGCGAAGACGAGGTCCTCCTCCATCATGTCTCAGGCACCGAGTACCGGATCCGGCAGACCGGCGATATCGAGATCACCCACCATTCAGGAGCCGGCATCACGATCTCGGGGGACGGCGCCATCAGCATCACCGCAAAATCCGTAGACTTCAGGGAGCTCTGACCATGCCGCTCATCGCCGTCGACGGAGACGCCGAACCCTACTCCGACGCCCACGTCCCCCCGACCGGCGGCGGGAACAAGACCATCCCCGGCACCCTGCAGACCTTCGTCAGGATCGCCGGCAAGCCCGTCATCCTGCAGGGCCAGGTGTTCCCGACCCGCTGCCCGATCTGCGGCGCCACCTGCACCGCCGGCACCACCGGGGCAAGCCGGCTCGTCCGGATCAACGGCGTCCCGGTCTGCCGGGCAGGCGATGTCGGGGAGGACGGCGACCACGACGGCCAGGGGATCGTCGTCACCGGGCAGGCCTTCGTCACCGACCACTCCTGACCTCTCTTTTTTATCTCGCATCACCGACCCCCTATCATGTCATACGGCAGGACGCTGCAGCTCACCCCCGACGGAGACCTGCTCAAAAGCTCGCTCAACCGGTTCGAGGAGATCACCGGCACCGCCAAGGTCGCCCAGGACCTGACGGTCATCCTCCGGACCGTCAAGGGGTCATACCCCTTCAATACCGCGTTCGGCGTAGACTGGGTGGCCATCGCCCATAGCGGATATAACCGGACACTCATCAACGCCGAGATCCGGACCGCCCTCCTCTCCCACCCGGCGGTCAAGACCGTCGACTCCCTGGAGATCAGCCGGGACACCTCTGCCCGGCACGCGACGATCACGGCCACCGTCACCCTCTACGACGGCGACACAATCACCCTGGAGGCAGATGTATGACCGACTACGGCGTCACCCCCACGGGATTCGTACGAAAACCGTTCACCGCTATCCTGGCCGATTACGAGGCCCGGGCCCGGGCAGCCCTCGGCGACGATATCGACCTCCAGCCGCACTCCCCGTTTTATCAGTTGCTCGAGTCCGTCGCATACGAGAACGCCCTCATCTGGGACCTCCTCGAGGACCTCTACTACAGCGGGTACATCGACTTCGCCACCGGGGACAGCCTGGACCATCTCGTAGCACTGCTGGGAGTCCGCCGCAAGGCCGCCACCCGGGCAGAAGGCACCGTCCTCTTCTCGCGTTCGACTGCCGGGCCGATCGTCACCATCCCGGTCGGCACCCGGGTGGCCACCCAGGACCTGGCCCGTGTCTACCAGACCACGCAGACTGCCGACCTGACCGACCTCTCCGTCTCGGTCCCGGTGATCGCCGTCGACCCGGGTGCCGCCGGCAACGTCGCGCCGGGCACGATCACCCGGCTCGTCGACCCTATCTCCGGAGTCACATCCGTCACCAACGTGGACGCCACCTCCGGCGGGGCGGACACAGAGACCGACCCCGAGCTCCGCCACCGCGTAATCACCTACTCGCCCTCCGCGAAAGGAACACGGTACAGCATCGTGGCCGCGCTCACTGCCCTGGAGGGGGTCCAGGACGTTGCCATCGACGAGAACTTCTCCGCCGGCACGATCACCCTCACCGCCGTCGGCGGCGATGACGCCGAGATCGCCGCCACCATCGAGGATACCCGGCCGGCGGGGATCCGGGCCACCTGGCAGCGGCCCACCCCGGTCAGCGTCGCCGTCACCGCGACTGTATCCCGAACCCCCTCGGCAGACGCCCCCACCGTCCAGGAGGGTGTGGTGGCCGCCGTCACGGCGTACCTGAGTGGTCTCCCGATCGGGGACGACGTCATCTACTCCGACCTGGTCCGGACGGTCCTCGGTGTCGACGGCGTCAACGATATCCTCGCAATGTCCGCGACCGCCGGATCCACGACCATACAGCAGTTTGGGCAGACCCTGGTCATCCCAGCCGGGCAGAAAGCCTCTCCCGGACTCATCTCGATCACGGTGGTGTGAGCCATGGACACCGCTGACCGGATCCTCTCCTGCCTCTCCAGCGCCCTGAAACCCGGGGGCAACAATGCCCGGGTCGCCGAAACCCTTGCCGGAGAACTCGACGTCGCCCGCTCGACGGCCGCTGCGATCGACACCGTGCGGAACCCCGACCTCACGACCGGGCGGACTCTTGACTACGTTGCGCAGATGTTCAACGTCGCCCGCGCCTCCGGCGAGTCGGACGACAGCCTCCGGTCCCGCATCGTGACCCAGATCAAGCGATACTACAGTTGCGGGACCCTCACGGACATCCGGGACGTCATCGAGTACTTCACCGGCCTGACCGGAGACCGGGTCCGGATCCGGGAACCTCCCGACGTCCACGAGGGATGGGGATACGGAGAAGGACGGTATGGGGCTCTGCCCTGGGGCACCCCGCACGCCATGTTCCGCATCGAGCTCCTCGGCGACGACCACACCGCCATCATGCTCCCCGGTCTCGTGGCCGCCATCGACCTCGTCCGGGCCGCCGGCGTCTACGTCCAGGACCTCGTTATCTACAGCACCCTGCAGGATGTCCTCGCCGCCGCGGAAGGCTCGACCCTCTGGGTCGTCCCCGCTCCACTGCGCTCGGGCTTCGGTGCGGACGGTTACGGGGCCGGCGGCTACGGCTACTGCGCGTATGCGGTCCGGGCGACAGCAGAGGGAGCGGTTGACCTGGTCATCGAGCCGACCGCCGCGGTGGTGGCCGGCATCAAGCACGGGCTCGAGCCCGGCCGGTCCCCCTACGGATGGGCCGGATTCGGCGGCCGGGTCGACACCGCCACCGTCGAGTATATCGTCCCGGCCGAAGCCGCTGTCGAAGTTTCGGCCGAGACCGAACCCCTCCAGGTCCTCGTGGAGACCCTGCTCGGTTACGGGGCCGGCCGGCTCGGCACCGAACCCTACGGGACCCGGGCCGGGTCCGTCGACGCTCGGGCAGAGAGCGCCGTCGATCTGGTCATCGAGCCGACCGCCGCGGTCACGGCGCAGGCCGCCAGCTATCTCGGCTATGCTGGTTGGAAGTATGGTCAGTACGAGTTCGGGTTCTAACATCCCGACCTTCCTTTTTATCCCGCCGCCCCCACCCTCTCTACATGTCCAACAACGCGAATGTATGCGTTTCCGTGGAATCGGAGGTAATCCAGTTCCGCATCGACGCAGAAGGCAAGGAGGTGCCGCTCGATGGTAGGGAAGATCGTCACTAACGCCGGCATCAACGAACTGCCAAAACTCCTGGCAGGGTCCGGCAGCAAGATGGGCTGGATCGCCGTCGGGACCAGCACCGTCGACCCGACCCCCGGCGACACCGCGATGAAGGGTGAGGTCGCCCGGAAAGCGGCTACCTACTCGATCAGTGGCGGCCAGGTGACCTTCGAGGCCGTCTTCGCTCCCGGTGAGCTGGGCAGCGCCGTCATCACCGAAATCGGTCTCCTCTCTGCAGCGACCGGAGGCGTCCTCTACTACCGAGAGGTCCGGAACCCGCTCAGCTTCGACGCTTCGGTCGGCGCAACGTTCAGAGTGAAGGCCTCATTCGCACGGGGGGCTGCCTAATGCAGGTCAAACAGCAGATCCAGATCGACACCGCCGCCGGCCGGGAGGTCCTCGACGCGGACCGCTGCATCATCCAGGACGGGGTCTACATCTTCCTCAACGGCAACACGGTCGTCCGCACCGTGCCGATCGAGGACATCGTCGTAGAATACGACGAGGACGGCAACCAGACGAAGGGCATCGTCACCATCTACTCCAGGACGTGATATTGCATGGCTACACCCAAATTCAACCTCGAAAAACCCGCGGCCGGCACTCTTGACTGGGATGTCCCGCTCAACCAGAATTTTGACCGCATCGACGCTGCGCTCATCAACGTCATGGGCTCGCAGATCGGCGACCCGACCTACGATCTCAACCTGCGCTCGCCTGCGCTCCCGAACCGCGTGCTCCGCATCAAGGACGGCGCCAGCACCCCGAACGACCTGGAGATTCATCAGGTCTGGATCCCGTTCTTCCGCAGCGCTGGCTTTTCCCAGCCTAACTTGAACGGCCTGATCCTCGGTGGGTTCTGGGTCGACAAGTTCCAGGCTTGCATGCCGCTGGCCACGGCGACCTCCCGCGGCGGCCTGACCCCGAACAGCCCCGGTGCCGGCGTCGGCGCCGCGAGCAAACCCCACGTCGTCCCCTGGACGGACGTCTCGTGGAACACCGCCCGGGCCGCCCTCGAGAACCGTGGCGGCGCCGCGAACAAGTCCGCCTCCGGCGCCCCGACCTCCTGCACGATGTACACGACCGGCGACCACCCGAAGGCCGAGTTCCTCGTCGATAGCGTCGACCACCTGGTGGGTCGCCATGTCGAGATAGTTCAGGGCGACACGACCTACTTCCGCCGGATTATCAAGGTCGGCAAGGACGGCGAGGCCAAGTACGTCCGGGTCTTCCCGGAACTCCCGGCGACCATCAACACCGACGACACCTACACCATCGTCGGTCACCACATGATCACGCCATACGAGTGGTTCTCCCTGGCCGCCTGGGCGATGACGTTCCGCTACCGGCATGGATTGCAGTATCCGAAGGGCAACAACGACTGGGGAAAGGACATCGGGGACCCGCGGGCGATCGAGTACGAAGGGCTCACCGACCCGGTGCTCGCCGGCGACGAGACGCACGAGAAACGCCGGTGCCTGACCGGGTCCGGACCGCTCAGTTGGTCCCTGAACGGCCGCGCAGATGGAGTCTGGGACCTCAATGGTAACGTCTGGGAGTGGATCTTTCAGCAGGTCGTCGCCGACGGGGCCAACCTCTCGATTGCCCCGGGATACCCCGGTGCCGGAACTATCGTCACCCCGCCCGGCACCACCGGGCAGAGGATCACGGCGATGTACGACGCCGACGCCCCTGTTGACGGTCTCTCCCTGAACCCGGACATCAGCCTCCCAACGGGGATGAGCAGCACCGGGTCCGCAGAGTTCGGCAACGATGGGTGCTGGTGGAATCTGGACGCGGCCACCTATGCTGCCCTCCGGGGCGGGGATTGGAGCGACGGCCTCGACAACGGGGTGTGGGCCGTGGATCTGAACAACGTCCCCACGTACACGTACAACTACAT